GGTGCTTCAGAAAGTTGAAGTTTGATTCCTAATTTTTCAGCTGCTTTTTCTAATTTAGGTTTGATATCTGCTCTATCGTTTCTGCCTGCTCTTTTGTAAATATCTAAAAGAGTTAAATATTTTTCTCTAGGAGTTTGTTCTTCGCTAATTTCTTTATTGTATGTTTCTTCGTCATGTCCTTGCTGAGTAAGTGAAATAAATTCCATATCTCTAGATAGGTTAGCTTGTAATGGAGTTGAAAATCCATTATAACCTTGACTAACGTAGTTATCTAATTCTTTTTCTGCATCATCAGGATCTTCCGTATATTTTAAAATTATGTTAAATAATTTATCTAAATATTGATCGTTACCGCTTTGCTCGTTTAGAGCCTGAAAATGCTTTAGAAGATTATTTTTAATCACATCTACATGAACAATAGCTTCCCCGGATGGCTTAACTCCTACATCTCCAATTTCTTTATCAAAAGAATAGTCCACTAAATGAAGAGTATCATCGGTAATATAAAAAGAGAAATCATCTTCAAAATCATTTTTATACTTAACGTAAATATCAAACGAGTTAGGTTCTATATTATGAGCTTTTACCGAGTCTATTTGATCCCCGGCTTCTCTTAAAGCTCCAATTAATGCTTTTCCTACCTCTTTAGCGATGACTTTAGTTTCTTCTACACTAAATTGGATACCTTCCTGCTCATCCATCTTACCTACTAGCTTAACATTAGTTCCTTTTTTTGCTAGTTTTTCTGCTTCACCTGGGTCGTCTGTAGAAACTGTTCCCATTTCTGCTTCTGATAAAGTTTTAAGCTTGGCCGAAAGTGCTTTTTTAACTAAAGATTCTCTCAGTACTTCTACTTTATTATTAAGTTTCTGTATTTCTTCCGGAGACATATTTTTTACTGTACCGTCTTTTATCTGAGATAGAATGGTTTCGCATTTAGATAAGCGATCCTGAATTTCTTGATAAGTCATTGATATCGTTTTAATGTAGCTATATAAATAAATAGATTAATCTTCCCAAATAACGTTTTTAAAGTTCTCTGGTGATAGACCGAAATAGTCTGTTCTCCATTGGGTTTGGTCAAAGAAATTTAAATCATACCATTGATCTTTCTTTTTCCAGAGCGTTTTAGCTACATCATCCCAATCCAAGTTAAGTACAAACTTTTCAATTTCCAACTTTTTTTCTATTACAGCCTCATATTCAAAAGAATCCCATTCATAATGAAATACTTCAAATACAGCATCTTTTGAAACATAATCTATGGAAATATCTATTCCCCATTTAGGTTTCATTTTAATAAGCTTATAGAGCATAGGATTTTCTTTAGAATAAAATTCTAACTGATCTAATGCCTGTTCTCTAAATCCTTTTCTTTCAAATAAATCTGAGTGGTTAATATGTGCTCCTTCTCTTTTATCCCATACAATCCAATCATATCTTAGGCAATCTTCATGTCTTCTTTCTATGGGTTTGTATCCATTGTAAACTAAAAAAGCCTGCTCGGCTTTTGTTAAATGATACCCATTTTGGTCAAAGAGATCTACACAGTTTGGATCTTTTAAAACTTTTACATCATCAGTAGCATTTGTAAAATATGCTTTACTGTTTAATGAAGTGTTAGCTATTTTCATTTCTTACCTGCTTTCATATTAGCACACCAGTGATACATTTTTCCTTTTTCACCGCCATACTTTTTAGCTTTTGCTCGTAGGTCGGTTACCGAACCTTTACATGAGGCACCTGCTCTCTTGACTCTGCCGGGTCTAGATTTTCCTTTTACTTTACCGTCAGCGTAGTTTTCTTTATTTAAATGAATAGCAGTTAATTGTTTTTCAGCTGCTTTTTTTGTAGAATGTGTACCTAATCTTTTTCCTCCTTTTTCAGGATATACAACATATTTACCATCAACCTTACGGATGGTTTCTCTTATAACCTCTCTAACTATTTCTGTTAGTTCTGATTTTTTCACTGAACTTCTGCTTTGATTTTATCTACATGACCTTGAATATAGTTATGCTCTTCTTCAAGACCCATCATTTTAGCCATATCCGTAATCTGGGCAGCTACTGTTTCGGCTGCAAATAGATCAGCTTCTGTAGCTCCTCTATCTAGGGCCATTTCTTCCATAGCAAATAAAGCATCTTGAAGCTTGGCAGTTCTAATTGCAAGATCCATATCCTTTACTTTATCTTCAATATCTTGATATAAAGTTTTAGCTCCTGGGCACATATGGTAGTGCTTGGTTTGATAATCTCCAACTTTTAATTCTAGGTTTGGATCTGTTTCATGCTCTTGGAGCCTGTATTGCATTATTTCTTTAAATCGTATCATATTATTTCTTTTTCCAGATTTCACCTCTTCTACATCTAACTACTGCTCCTGAAGCATAAGCCGATGGCCAGGTATCATATTTTTGTTTTGCAATTCTTGTACAGCGGTCGTCTTTTTCAGTTACAACTTCCCATACAAGTTTTTCTATTTGTTCTCTAGTTACTTTTGCTTTTTTTGTATTTGCCACAACTTGTTTTCCTTTTTTACCAGCTCTTTTCTTTTTAGCAGCTGTAGCAGCTCTTTCTGCTTTTGATAAACTTTGTGCTTTTTTTCTAGGTAAGCATCGGTCTGGGGTTTTCTTATTTTTAGAAGTACCGCAAGGTCCGGCTATGTTTCCGGCTGAATCAATTCTAACCCAATCTTCTTTTTTAAACCAATCACGGAGAGACTCTTGAATTAACTCTCTCATGAAAGCGTACATATCAGATGATATTTTTTTCTTTTTTGCCATTACTGGAGTTGAGATAACATTCTAATTATTAACCCGGCTAAAATACCAAAAATTATCCACAGAGCTTTAGACACTCCGTCTTTCCACCTTTTAAGATCCTCTAATTCTGCTAGCTTATGCTGAAAATCTCTTTCATTAGCTTGCATAGCTCTCCTAAAATCGGTATTTTTATTTGTATTTACAATAACTCCATTATCTGGGTTTAATAGGGTAAACTTCAAATCAGACATATTCTCTTTTAGATCTTCTATGTCCTTCTGCATCTGCTTCAACTCGCCATTTGGCATAGCGGTTTTAATATGTTGAATCTCCGACAGTAGCGTTGCAAGGAGGTCTTTTTGGGTCATTAGTAGGGTTTAAATATAAATATACCTACTTTATGTGTTCTGAAAGTTGAGTGACGTAGTTTTTGACGTTATCTAAAATTTTCTTTTTCTCTGAAGAGTTTGATTTCCAGTCTTCTATATCTCCAGCCTCGGTTACATAACTATCACTTGCGTTAACTAAGTCTATAGCCCACTGTTCTACATCATGTGCAAAGGCTTTCATATTACCTTGCATCATTCTCTCTTCGTACTGTTTATACAGACCGGCTTTACGTAAATTAGCTTCCATCTCTACTGTGCAAGGATCAAAACAAAACCCATGAATCTTGTACATTTTTTTGGCAAGCCAATGCTTCATTGATCCTCCGCATTTTGGACAGGTTAAAGGAATGCGAATGGCTTTTTTGGCGGCATCTAGTTTTGTAATGTTCTGTTTAATGCCGTTTTTAATCGTCCATTTTTTGCCAGACTCTTCCCAAACATCTCCTTCTCTATGGCGATCAGAAGCTTTTTTATAACCAGATTGAGCTTTAGTTTTAGAAGTAAAATCTTTATTAACTAGATTTCTTACTCTCTGTACGTCTGATTGTTTGAATTCTTTTTTAAGTAAAGATTCTTTACTCATAACCTAGTTCTTTTAGTTTTTGTATAACTGAGTCTGCATCTCCGTCTTTGCATCGAATTGCAATTCCTCCTTTAGCAGCCCATTCATTTATATTAGATTTTTTGTCGTCTATTAAAATAGAATTTTCATTAGCATATCTTTGTTTATCTTTTGAATATGCAAATATGACTTTTGGCTTAGGATTTAAGTTATTTTTTACCCATAAGTTTTTTCCTAATCTAGAACCGTCATCTCTTGAAGGAGAAGTTAAAAGATCAGGTTTATATGGAGAAATAAAATCCCAAAGTTTTCTACCTTGAGGCATCCAATCCATTCCTACCCAAAATTTTAATCCTATTTTCTGATCTATCAATTCCCAAAAGGCTGGAGTTCCGTACTGTTCTTCATATTGTTTTGGAGGCATACCAGCATAGTGATCAAATCTCTTTTCAAAATCTGTCAATACTCCGTCCATATCACAGTAAATTTTATACGGAGGTACTTCTTTTTGTTCCGGTAGCGGATATGCTTCTAATAGTTCTACGATGCTTTTTTCCATATTTTTTTCCAATTTTCTTCTTCATTATATGCTGCAACCTCGTATGGATGACTTTCATAGTCATGACCCATATTGTAATACCTTGTCATCCAGGAAGGAGACTGAAGGTAGTGCTGGTACTCATGAACGATTGTTCGGATAAGTTCTTCCAGACTTGTAATGTTTTTCCAGTATACCGTTATTTCGTTTAAAAGATAGCAGTACTCTCCTTTTACATCCCCAATAACATCATTACTTATATATACATATGGTGTTGTTGAATGATGTTTTGAGTTTCCGTAGCAGCTTTCTACTACAGGTAAATACTTTTCAACGTGTTTCTTAATATCTTTTCTTGTGACTACGGGTAGAGACATAACCTTTTACTTATATATCTAAATATAAGAAAAAACACTCGGAGTTACAACTTTTTTTAGGAATTTTTTAAAGAATCTTCCCAATTTCTAAAGGTAATATTTCCTTCTAGATACGCCTGTTTTTCTATTTCAAGCAATTGATCGTCTTCATTAGTATTAGTAGTTCCTATATTCCCTAAAGTTCCTTCTAGATTTTGTTTATGATGAATCATTTCATGAGCAAATGACCTCATAACATCTTTAGGATGCCTGCCCTGTACATATAAAACTACTTCTTTTCTATTTGGATCGTAATATGCTGTTCTTCCAAAGAAGTTAGTTGATTCGGCTACATCTCTTTTAATCTTTACTTCTGGTAGAGGAACAATATTCATTCCTTCATCGATCATGTATTCTAAAAGCGAGGCCATGTAAGGAGTATAGTCAAATCCAACTACCTGCTCTTCTTTATTACTAATTCTGATATGGTCTTGATTAAAGGTAATATCAAAGTATTTATCTCCGATTACGTTTAGAAGCTGTTTATAGACTCTAACCAGTTTAGCTCTATCTGCAGAACGAATCACGCTTTTTGGGGCTGTAGCTGTACCGGAAGATCCTTCTTCTATAGTGTCTTTTCCAAACCAACCATCAAAAAGGTCGCCTAATTCGTCTTTCATTGCCTCGGCAATTATACTTTGCTTTAACATATTAATAATATTTAAAATCGATTGTCTAGGAAGTTCTGCTGGGAAGAAATCTGTTATAGTATCTAAATTTCCTGATAGGATAGCTTTTCTAAAATCTGTGGCTCTTACTCCACTTTGTCCTCCTGTACTTCCTAATGCTAACCCTTTTACGTTGTCTGTATTTTTAAAAGTACTAATTCGTCTAAGATCTGGTAGATCTTCTTCTGATCTTATTCCGGTGATAGCTAGAAATTCTTCATCGGGATTTTCTTTTGCAAAATCTTTTGCAGCAAGCATTGGATTAGGAGCAGAAATAATTTCTACATTTCCAGGCAAAAAATTAGAATATACTTCCCAAACTGCTTTTGATTCTTCAGGAGTAATTCCATTTCTTACACCTCCTCCTATAAAAATAACTACCTTATCTATTTTTTCGGTAGGAGTTTTTTCTGTAGAAAGAGCCTGTATTCCTTTTTCTTTAAAATCCTCCAAAGAATAAATTTCTCCTTTGTAGGTATTATTTAAAAGGCTTTTTACTACCTCAAAATGGCCTCGGTGGGGTGGTTTAAATGCTCCTGGATAAAGTGCTATCATGCTAAAAACGCTTGTACTTTACTTTCAATTTCTGATTCAGAAGAGTGTTTTAATTGTTCTTGAAATTCTTTATTGGTGATCATATCAGCAATATTTTCAATTACTTCTCTTTCTCTTTCCTTATTATTTTTATAACGTCTTTCTATGGTTGCAATTTTACTTTTCATTTTATCGTCACCAGGTCCGGTTCCATTTTTGTCGTAAAATTTAACCCAATATTTTTTTAACTCTTTTACCATTGACTCATTCTCTCTGTCAAAGTCGATGTTTGCCATTTCATCGTTAAAAGCCTGAATAGCTTCTTCTGATGGTAGTTCATAATCTGAACGGAAGGTAGAACCGTAGGCTTCTTTTCCGCCATGGGTTTCCATGTATTTTTCTAAATAATCTGCTACTGCTTCAGGACCTCTTTCTGCTGCTTTATTAAATTCTTCTACTTCTTTGCCGAATTTATCTTGTCTTAAATTAACAAAAAGGGAAAAATTATCTCCAAGCATCTGTTTATATTTTCCAATTAACTGGTATACATTTCTCCAGGTGGAAAATACTGCTGCTTTTGGTACTCGTCTTTCTCTTGAGAAGTTAGAAATAAAAGAAACCATTGGGTGGGTGTAAACCATCACCATGAAAACCTCATATCCTTTATCTAATAAGTTCTGTACTTTAGAAGGATTAGATGCTGTAGTATCCCAAACAAAAGATTTACCCGTTTCCGCGGCTGCCTCCACGTCTTTGTCCACTTGACCGCTGGCTGCTGCGAGGTTGTTGTGGAACGGATGACTGGGGTCTTCTACGTACTTGTCTGGGTTGAGCATTGGTAGGCTGATTAGGTCTAACTTGTCGATTAGGTACGACTTGCCTGCTCCAGCTCCTCCGGCCATTACTACGGCTTTGGGTTTGGTTTCCTCTTGTTCGAGTATAAGATCTAGTAGTTTGATCATTTCTAGTTAAATTACTTCTTCCTCTGTTAGTATTATTATAAATAGAGGTTGTTCTACCTCTAAGGGGTTCTCTATAAGTATACGATGGTTGGTTATAATTCCAATTGTTCCAATAGAGAAACGGTCTATTCCAGTAATAATACGAACTAAACCACCAATCTCCATACCCAAAGCTGTACCAATATGGATTATAAAGCGGGTCCCAGTAGTTATAAAATCCGGTAAATGGTCCAAATCCTCTCCATCTATTCCAATAAGGTCCGGTATTGTAAAAGTTTATACTGAGATCAAAATCATCTACCGGTTCGTGTCCTGTGGTTGTAATTGTAGAGTAACTTCCACATCCACTTAAAATACTAGCAGTAAAGAATAAGATTAAAAGTTTTTTCATAGCATTGAAATAAATTCAAAAAAAGCTACTTGTAATCTACACCAAAATATTTTTAGCTTTTTCATAGTTTTAGACTGGTCGGGTAACTATTATAAATAGGTTCCGTAACCGGGTTTTCTAAAACATATAGCTTGTAAATAGTCTTAAATAAATCAAAATTATAATCAATCTCATCAATAACTTTAATCTGCCAACCTTTCCCTTGATATACTCCAGGCTTATTTGAAGCCGATCTCGTACTAGCTTTCAACCAAATAATTCCTGTTCTATCTATCTTTATCCCTTTAACTTCTTCTATGGCTTTTGCATATGCAGCAAGCTGTAAATTATAAGCTCTGTGAAGAGAGTTAGAGGTTTTAAGATCTAAAAGCCAGGTTTCTCCATCCATTTTTACAACTAAGTCGGCGGTCCCGGCATACTTGTACTTATCTGAGAACACAAATTCTTCGGTTGAAATTAATTCTGGTTTATGAGTAGACCAAAAGTCATAAAATTTTAAAATCATCTCCCAAACGATTTGAGAGTATTTTGCATTTCCATAATCATCCATCCAGGTAACTTCTTCTCCTTTTACTAGAGCTTCGGCTGCTTCATGAACCTGGGTTCCTTCTTTTCCAGCTTTTGCTAGAATAAGATCAGCATTATGTCCTACATCTTTTAGCCAGTTGTCAAAAAATTTATTCTTTGGCATGTACTGTAAAATTGTAGTCACAGAAGGGTAGTATACCCCTTCATCTCTTTTATAAACTCTTCTATCAAGAAAATTTATCTGCTGTAGATTAGGTTTAAAATCTAATCTGTTTTTTGAATGTTCTTTTAGTATGTTTGTACCTTGACGAATCATAAGGCTTTCATTTTGTGCATCATTAGCCCGGTTAGGTCTAATTCTTCTGCTGATTGAATAAGTCGAGTAAAGGCTTGAAAGCCCATCTCGCTAGGATCTTTTTGTTGTAAATCTACTAGGAAGACCCTTTTGCCTAAACTTAAAAACTGTTCGCAATATTTCAATGCTTCTTTTTGAGCATCTTGATCTAATGCTATATAAATGTCTTCCACACCGGAAGTAATAATCTTTTTAAGTAATGAATTTGAAATATTTTTTCCTAGGATAGGAATAGCATTTCTACGAATGGCCATTGCATCGAATGGACCTTCACATAAAATAATTGGCTGATTCCAATTAATTAAATTTTCAAAAAATATTATGTCTCTGGAAGTTTCGGGGTTTCTGTACTTAAAGTAAGCTCCCTCATATGTTCGGCCAACAAAATAATTGAGCCTATTGGACTCAGAATAACTTGGTATAATAATTCTTCCTCCATAGTCTCCAGTTGTTGTATATCCGACATTATATTTAATAAAATCATTGTCGGTAAGTCCTCGTTCATATAGGTATTTTCTTACTTTATTAGCAATAATTGAAGTTCTGGATGCTGTAGCAAGAGGTTGAAATTCTTTGGGTAGCTCAACTACTTCATCTGCCTTATATAAATACTTTTGACCTTTCTTAACGTACTTTAGAACTTCTTGGGCTTCTTCTTTAGGTACTTTAAGCTGCTTGAGCAGAGAGAAAATAGACTGTCCTTTAGTTTGACATACCCAACATTCCCAGAAGTTTTTACCCTCCTCGGTAGTTGCCATATTAATCTCCAGTTTAGGTTTACGGTGATTACAAAATGGGCAATGAAAAGCGTAGTTATCTCTTGCTCTTTTGTGACTTTTGCCTAATATATTCTCTACCGACCCTAAAAGAAAGGTGTATTCCATATACAGTATTTACTGTAATAAGATAAGAAAAATATTTTATATTAGCAACTTATACGTCAACCATCTTAATTTTACCGCTCTTTGGATGAACCATAAAATTATCTTTCTTAACGTCAAGTTCGTCTGGATCTATTCCTAAATTAGATGCTTCTTTTTCTAAAGCATCCATAAATTCTTCAGGTATTTCCCCTTTAAATTCTCCCATAACCTCCATTGTAATGATACCTAATTTTTCTCCTAGTCTTTCGACATCGTAGATATAAACAAAATTATTTGTTTTTTTACCTTTAAGTATTTCTGCGTGATCTAATTCAATTGGATCGGTAGTGACTTTTACAGCCTTTCCTTTTAAAAGATATACTGAACCGTAGTCTCCTGAGTCAATATATTTTCCTCCCTGATCTTGTATTTTATCTATTTCTCGATTAAAATCAGGATCATATTCTAGCGGACCTTCTAATATGATTTGAGATAATTTCATATTTTTAATCTACATCTAGCTCATAGGCTTCAGCATTAATGCCTTTTGCTTTAAGGGCCTGTATAACTTCTTGTACTTCAGAATATTCAGGAAGACCTTCTAGAGGAAGATCTAGTCCAGTAAGTGCTTTGATCACTTCCGGGGCCTGTTTACGGTAATAATCCTTACCGTCGATCTTTAATTTAGAAAAATCTCCATGGTTAGTATATATAAGACTTATCTTATCAATATTATCGTTGATTCCTTCGTTGAGTATGATGTCTGTTAATTTCATCTTCCTTGTCCTCTATAAGCTTTTTTGTAGTTTCTACTACTTTTAAGCTTTGATGTTTTACTTTTAGAATGCACTCCCGGTCTTTTAGTTTTATTGCCTGGAGTGTAATTTCCTGTAACTAGTTTAGCCAATTTTAATTACTTTAAGTTTTAAATCACCGGTGCCTTTTATCAATCTATGATATACACCCTTTCTAATAAATAGTCGTTTTAAACTCTCCGGGTTATTATTATCGTACTGAAATTTCCAATCAGTTTCGTGTAGGGGTTCGATAATACGGTCTTCCTGGTCTCTATGCCATACAAATTCTTCTTCCGGGGTGTTTTGAGTAAAAGTTCTTACTTGGCCTTCCTCGGTAAAAGGTAATTTATTATTTTGCATCTGTACCTGGGTCTTCTAGGTTTTGAATATAGGCATCAACTAATCTACTTACAGCTTCTGGTTTTTCATCTGCTTTAAATTTTACCTTTATTTTAGCCATTCCAGATTCGTTAGTATTGTATCCGGAATCAACTTCGATGCCGTTGATATTATGATCATAACCTTTTTTCTTAAACACTCCTAAAAGAGATTTTTTTAAACTAGATACTTCTTTAGCACTGTCCCCAAAAATTAATCGAGCAGAAAATTCTATATCCAGTTCATTCAACCCTATAGAGGAATGATCTGCTAATATAAAAAGAGGTACGTCTAATTTTTTACCTCCTACATCGAAGGTTTTAATTTTAGGGGTACCATCTTCATTAAAATAGTTTCGAATAGCATTAATATGCTGTCTTTCACTAATTCCTTGAGCTACCATGGCGGCCTCTAAAAGACCGCCTACTAGCTCTTCTATGTTTAATCTTGCCATATAACTTTATTAACCGTATAAATAATATACGAAGAATATTTTTAATTACCTAATTATTTGTTAGGATCCTCAGTCAAAGGGATAGGTGATGGTTCTAACATTTCATTTAAGAAATCAGATAATTTAAGCATACCTTCTGTTGGAGGTAATTGCTCAGCATGAACTTTTACTTCATATTTAGCTGAGTTGTCAGTGCTACGAGTGTTTTCTTTGTGTGTAGCAACTTTTCCGGCTACTGTAGCTGAATACTTCATACCCCAAAAACCTCCTGAAGCTGTAGCTGAGATAGATGATTCAGTATCGGTTGATGATTTACTCATAGTAGAAGTTTTTACTTCCATAGTAAAATTTACATCAGCTGAAGTGATAGCTAATGATGGTAGGGGAATTAATGGTAACATAGGTACTTTGCTATACACTTTTTGTATAGTTTGTTCTCCTGTGCCTCCATCTGTAACAACACGGTTCATTTCAACATCTAGTGCTCTAGTTGTTGCAGGAGCTCCGTCTTTTCCAGGAACAAATGCAACTTCACTAATGTATTTCCATGTAACGTCGTTGAGTTTGGCTTGCCCTTTTGCCATTCCTACAATAGGGGAAACGATTAGTTCTTCGATGGGTAACCCTCGAAATTGGTCTGCGACTGCCATAGTGATTAAGTTAAAAAAGTTAATAAAGGTTATATGTCAATTATGCAAACCAAGATAACTGATTATGCATAACACATATAAATAGAAGGTTATTTGAAAGAAGCTATTTTACTATACTTCTTTTTTAATGCCTCTAGTTCTTTAAAACCTTTTAAATACTCTTCAGCTGATTCTTTATTACCAGAGAAGTTCATTACTGTCTTACAGTGGGGGCATTGCATGATAGGGTGCTTAATAATAAAGTCTAAAGTTAGTCCTAAAGGATTCCTACATGATGGACAAGGCATTGCCATAAACTACTACCAGTACCCAGAGAAGTTTCTAGATCCTCCTAAAGATTTCCAATAACGTCCAATATTACAAGACCAGTATCCTGGTTTTGTTTTGTCTTTTTTCTGATCGCAGTTATGTCTAGCGGCAAAAGAAGCTCTTGCTCCGGGCTCTTTTATCTTAACTGATAAGTTACCGCTGTCGCCGAAATTAACTTTTTTTATTTTTCCTGTCTTAGGATTTTTTACGTAAACAAAGAATTTTTTAGGTCCACCTCTTTTAGGTTTATTTAGAGGTACTTCTCTACCTTGGTATTCTGCTTCTTTAAGTACAAACTTATCTACCCAAACATCGTGGGTTAATCTATATAATACTTTGTCTGGTATTCTATCTGTGTATACTTTTATCACACCTTCAGTACCACTATGTCTAGTATGATTGATATTCATATCTTGTAATTTATCAATCATAAGGTTATAATTTTCAGGTCTAACTTTTAATAGAGCATATTTTCTATCATCTTCTCTACCTTGATATTCTGCTTCAGATAAATTATCAATTTCATTACGTACCCACTCCTGTTCGTTTGGCCCTAATTGATCAAAATCCATTCCAAACTCTTCGTTTGCGATATCATCATAGATATCCATCTGCTCATCTACCATTGGTAAATCTAAAGGTACTTTTTCACCTTCAAATATTCCATATTCTCCAATGTCGGTAGATTCTAATAATTGAGCATCTTCTTCGTTTAACTCAATTAGCCCGTCTCTCCAGGCGTCTCTTGCTTCTGCAAATAATTGTATAAACCTTTCGCTAGAATAACGGTAGACATTCTCAGATAAAGTGAGTCCGTTGTCTAAGTGGTATTGTAGTGACGGTAATCCTATTAAGTCTTTAATTTTGATCATTTATGAAATCTTTTCTGTAAAACTTACCGAGGATATTATCGTTGATATAATTATTTCGCGTCTCTAATACCTCGTTTATAAATAGGTACTTACACTCATAATAAGTTAATTGCTTTTTGTCTGGAGCGTATTGAAGTATTTCTCTTTTAAAGTCTTCTTGGTTTCCCTCTTTGACTAAATCTAGGATTTCTTTTTGAGAACCGTAATAAGTTTTCCAATCTGATTCGGTAATTACTTTCTTTTTTAGAGGAGTTCTACCTCCTATTCCTTGAGCTTTCCTCTCTTCTTTAAGTGCTTCTAGCTCTCTTTTTCCTAATTTTTTATTTCTTTCAAAAAACAGTACTTTTTTCCAATATATTTTTTACCTGTTGGCAGATGAGTTACTTCGTAAATAAATCCGTAAGTATTCTCTGGCATGTCCTGTATTCCTAAAACTACTTGTCCTTTGTGTATCCATGTTTTCTCTGTCATAATTTTAAGCTTTTGATAATCGCCTCATCATCAAAAATATCTTGTAAATTTTGATACGGGCAAGATGAAATATCTTGAGCAAGAGCAAATGGCTGATAAAGGTTGTTTGTAAAATCTAACTTTAAATTTGGAGGATTAGCTCCTATATTAGTATGAAGTTCATACCCAAATATATTTGGACTGGTTGTAACCCAACATACAGTTGATGGTTTCCCATAAGATGCTGCAATGTGCTGGGCAAACGAGTCAATCAATAGTCTCTTGTCTGCAAGTTGTAATAAAATAGCTATACTCCTAAATCCATCCAAAGCATGAAGGGTGTTAGGGTATTCTTTTTGATCTTTTCTTTTTATATGAACAATTGTATGGGTATCTTTAAATTCTTCTATCACCCGTAGAACGGTTGATTCTGGAATGTCTCTGGTCCAGGAATAATTAAATCCTTGATTTTGAGCTCCTCCATTTGGCTGTATGGCCAGGATTGGTTTTTCTGTATTATAGAAAGGAGCAAAATAATCTATCTCAGATTGAGTTAAGTATAATTGAGGAGTCTCTCCTTGATATTTTAAATCCCACTGCTTACACCATATTCTAATAATATGATCCTGTTCTAAAATAAAATCAGAGTGAGTGTAAGGATCAGTGTAATAAATTTTGCAATCCTTTTCTTTTCCTAAGATATAATCTTTATAGAAAGATCCGTGCTGGCCATTTTGGTGAACGTGGTCGGCTGCCGGGTTATGTTTAAAAACATCAGGGTAGGCACATATTACGTGAATGGTGTCTTCTGGGTGGGCTTTTCGGATTACTTTTAAAACGGCTGTTGCCATTATATGCTTTCCTAGTCCGCCTTCTATGTGGAAAATTACTGTCATAATAAGATTAAACTATTAAGATAGGAAAAATAATTTTAAACTCCTACTCTTCTAGTTTAATTAATCTGTACCCAACCGCTTTCGCCGTAAAAATGTAAGTTAGAGGCTGATACCATTAACATACCTACTTCTGGGCTAGTTGGTGCTGTAGTTCTATTTGCTAGTTGTATTACTCCAGTAAAGTTACTAGCATCTGCTGTGCCTGATCCAGTAGCAAATAAATTATTTACTACTACTACATTATCTCTAGTAGTAGTTTGATTTGATCCTCCTAATATTACAGAACCTGTGGTAGAAGCTACGTTGAAAGATCCTCCAAATACGTTACTGTAGGGGCCTGTTGCTGAATTAGTGTCTCCTCCCACGACTGCGCTTGATAGACCTGATACAGTATGAGTGTATCCTCCGGCTGCAATCGCAGCACCCCCAGTAACTCCGTGACCTCTTCCTCCAAATGCTGATGCATCGGTTGCAGTTACATCGTGTTGTCTTCCTCCTATAGCAGCTGAGTATGATCCGCTTGCTATGTTGCTTATTCCTCCTGCTAAAGATCCTATACCAGAAGCTTCATTCGTCTGTCCTCCAATCACTGTAGCATAAGTTGCAGTAGCCTGTGGTTCAAAACCTCCTAAAGCTGTAGCATAATCTGCCGAGGCAGTTACATGACGGCCGCCTCCAGCAAATGAATATTGACCAGAAGCAATAGATGTGTAGGAAGTATCATTTGTTTTTATAGCACCTGTGGCAGATCCTGTTTGAAATATTCCTCCGGTTGCCGTAGCTGTAATTCCGGTTAATCCTGAACCGTCACCGGTAAATGATCCTGTAAACGATCCTGTAAATGGACTGGTTAAAGATGTAAATTGTGCCGAAGATGAAATAATTCCGGCCGGTACATCTGTGATTCCTGTATAAGAAATTTGAGAAGATCCTGATACTACACCCGAAGGTAGGGTGAGGTTAGTTAATCCTGAACCGTCTCCAGAAAAAGAACCGGTAACAGAAGTTGCATTCAAAAAATTAACTGTAGATCCAGATGCTAGCAAAGAACCTGAGATGGTTAAATTACCTTCAATAAAAACATCATCAGGTATAATGTTATCATACCCTGCATTACCTATTCTAACGGTATCTACACTACTTACTCCAATCAAAGATACGTTACTTCCTCCAGTGCTTGTACCTTGGAAGAAATAAGCATTAGCATCTAAATTTACATTTCCGTTTAAAATATCTAACGATCCTGTAATAGAAGCATTTCCATTTCTTGTACCGTCCCATTCTGAAGATACTCCGGTTAGGTTTGTACCATCGCCGGAAAAAGAACCGCTAAACGAACCACTTACTCCAGTAGTGTTTGTAAAATCTACGTTTACTCCTGAACCAGAAATGACTAACGAACCTGTAATAGAGGCATCACCGTTTCTAGATCCATCCCATTCTGCTACAGCAGTAATTCCGGTTAAACCTGATCCATCTCCGAAAAACCCAACCGAAGAAGTAACACTCCCGGTAATTATAAGCGAATTATTAAATACGTGTTCGTTAGCCATGTTTTAATTATTTATAAAGATCGTTTAAATGCTGTTATAAGCATATTAAGTTCATATGTTCCAGGAGAAGCATCTATCTTAAGTATAGCTTCTGTTGTAGAAGAAGCATCAATACTGAAGGATGTACCTACTATATTACCTGAAGCAACTGTATGTGAATCATTTATAGTTGAATTACCTGCTTGATCCCAGCCTCCTAAAATTGTTCCTACCTTCTTCTCAGATTCAACATTATTTGTTAATACGTAATCTCCTTTTATTCCTGTGTATCCTGTTGATCCATCGATAGCGAAAGTATAAATGTTTGAAGTACCGGTTAAGCCTGAAGCGTTAAACTGGAATAGCTGTACTCCTGGTCCGGCTGGATAACTTCCTGATGCAATTGTAAATGTACCGGCAACATCTAAATTACCTGATACTATTAAGGATCCTGTTATTTGAGCATCCCCGTTTAAAGTCCCATCCCAATCTGTAGTAATTCCTGTTAATCCTGATCCGTCTCCAACAAATGATCCTGAGAAGGTTGATCCAGAAATAGCAGCTACGTCTGTAAAGTCTACTACTGCTGTTGATCCAGAAACTGTAAATGAGCCTGTAATATTTGCATTTCCTAAATGGGTTCCATCCCATTCAAATCCTGTTAGATTAGATCCGTCACCGTAGTATGTAGTAGCTGTTACTGATTGACTTACTAGCAAAGATCCGCTTATAGTTACAGTCTTAGCAGAGAAGTCACCACCGATTAGAGGTGCACCTGATGTATTATTTATGTATAGTTTACAGCTTTCAGCTGTTGAGCTAGAAGGTCCTGTAGCGTATCCGATATAAATGTTATCACACCCTCCTGTGTTACGTAGACCAGCCCCGCATCCAATAGCAGTATTATTATAAGAATTAGATGTTAAATTTCCTAATGCTGAGTTACCTATTGCTGTGTTCCGGCAGCCGTTAGTGAGATTTCTCATAGAGGAGAGTCCTACAGCTACGTTACCTGCTGCTATGGTAGCGTTGCTTATAGCGCATAATCCTATTGCAACGTTGCTGGCTCCGGTTCCGCTGGTGGCAGTGTAGGGTCCTATTAGTACATTTTGAGTTCCAGTGTTACATCTACCGGCTTGGTATCCAATAAAAGTAGAAAAAGTATTTACACATTGTCCAGCTTGAGCACCAATTACTACATGGTAACCTCCTTTACTAAGTTGACCGGCTTGATATCCAATACCTACACCTAGTCCGTTACTATCTGTTGCTGTAGTATTAGCATATACACAAGCACCGATAGCCATACCTGTTGTAGACGGGTTACAAATCTTAATATTGGTATCAATTGTTGTATCCCCTTTTAGGTCTATAGTAGGACTAGATCCCGATACTACAAACGATCCTGTAATAGAAGCGTTTCCGTTTCTTGAACCGTCCCACTCTGAAGTTGAAGTTACTCCGGTTAGTCCTGATCCATCTCCTACAAAAGAACCGCTAAATGATCCGCTTACTCCGGCTTCAGCATTTGTAAAATCTACATTTGCTCCTGATCCGCTAACTACAAAAGATCCTGTGATGGATGAATCTCCATCTCTTGAGCCGTCCCATTCTGTAGTTACAGTTAATCCAGTTAAGTTAGAGCCGTCTCCGTAAAAAGATCCTGAAAAGATTGAGGCGGATACTTGGCTGTTAAATGTAATTTGCCCGGTTGCAAAATCTCCGTAAACTAGAGGAGTATTGGAGCCTGTGTTGTGTATGTATAGTTTATTTGACTGAGCAGTATTGGTTTCAGGTCCTGCTTGATATCCAATATAAATGTTATCAGTACCTGATGATAATCTAACCCCTGCTTCTTTTCCTATACCTATATTATTGTTGCCGCTTGATACGATTCCTAAAGCCCCATACCCAACTGCTGTTGAACCAGAAGCATCTGTTACGTTATCTAAACCTTGATATCCAACAACTGTATTATGTACTCCGGTTAAATTTTCTCCAGCTTGATATCCAATTAAAATATTTTTATTTGCTCCTGAAATGCTTGCACCGGCCTGTTCTCCTATTAAAATATTTTCACTACTGTCATCTATAGAGAAACTTCCAGTAAGTATTAAGGTAGTTCCGTCAAAAGTAAAGCTAGGTTCGCCTTGTAGTGACCCGCTAAATCCTGTGGCTGTTAAAATATTATTATTTGTATTGTTAATTACAGCAACTGATCCTGTTGAAGATCCACCTAGAGGAATTGTATAATAATCTCCTGCATTGGTGTCATAATGCAATCTTAAGGTTGCTCCATCATCATGCAAAGAACTTGAATAGAAAACTGATCTGAAGTTGTCGTCCATCTCCAGATGAGTAAGAGAGGAGCCTTTTTCTAATCTATATGTGATTCCTGGGATTGCCATATTATGTCTTTATTATAAATATCTTATATTATTTTACTTTCTTAACTCAAATCTCCTGTTCTACTTGTTTCGTACCAGTAGCTTCCATCAGACACAAAACTAACTGTATAGGTTCTAGATTTAGATACCGTCAACGTACCCTCTGTTTTAAAGTTAGAAGAGCTAAAAGTAACAGTGTTCGTGCTCACTATGCTTGGCACAATAATTACTATTCCTTCAGTTCCTGCCGGAGCAACTGTAGCTGTAAATGTAATGTCTCCTGTTATAGGTGCTTTTACTACTCTACTAGTATAAAGCCCAAGAGCAGTGGTATCAGAGGCATTTGCTGTATACTTACCTCTAATTTGTCCGTTTACATCTAAAGTTACTTGAGGATTGTTAGTAGCTATACCTGCTCTTTGATTGGAGGTAAAACTCGCAACAGACAAAGCACTTGCATAAGCTTCATTAGTAGAGGAAATAATACTAAAAGAATTATATGCTGCGCTTGGGCTCCTGCTTCCAGCTTCAGATAAACTTACTACAACGTGTCCTCCTACTCCATTAACAGATGTTAAAGGAGATGAAAGCATCAAACCGTATTCATTAGCCCCGGATCCTAAAATACCGCTAGAGTAAACCCCAGATACTATTGGTCTAATAATAGATTGAGTACTTCTAGTACCTCCTTTTTGGACTCCAATACCATCTGTACCTAAAACTACTAGTTGTCTATTAGGAGTTGTATCAAAAATGCCTAAACCAACTGATGATACAGAAGCAATTGTGCTAGAATTAACATCGAAATTTAGTTTATTAGTAGCTCCTAAAAATATTTGATTAGAAGTAGAGGCAGAACCGCCTACAGTCTTACCTAAGTATCCAAGCTGGGTTGTTCCGTCGAAGAACGTAAGTTGAGCTTTTCTCTCTGTAGTTCCTCCTCCTGATGTAGCGATTTTAATAGTAGCAGAAGTAGTATCGCTTCCAACTATATGAAGTTTATTATCTGGGCTATTGGTACCTAAGCCTACAAGTTGAGAATCAGATTGATAAAAAAGATCTGTATTTCCTCCAAAAGTTGTAGAATCTTGTTGAAATTGAATAGATCCTACAGAGCCGCCTGGGTTATTACCTGCAGCACCAGAAGCGTTAATAGTAACACTACCTACACCACTTACTGGAGAGATTGAAACTCCAGTACCGGCTATAATTCTGGTTACTCCTCCGCTTCCACCTGAACCTAAAGTTACCGACTGGTATCTAGTTGGACCGTAGTCTTCAGTGGCTGTATCCAGCCCGTCACTTCCGGTATAATGTAACCTGAGCTCGGTTCCGCTGTCATGTACGGAACTAGAATAAAAGTATTGAGATAGGTTTCTATCCATCTCCTCATACGTGAGTGCTGATCCTTTTAACGTTCTTAATATAATGCTCATTTTTTTATATTTTTATTAAGTATAGTCTTCGAGTTGTTTAAATCTATTTACACCAAAATTCATGTCTAATTTTACTACCATAGACATATCTGTGTCAGCTGATTTAGGTAGGGGCTGTCCCATTTTAGCTACTGCAACTAATTCGTTTGCTTCATTGTATAAACCTACCGTAGTAATATAAGGTTGAAATGCTGATCCGGATACATTATCGGCTATTTGGCCGGAAGTAGAATCTAATGCAGTTCTATTTAGAGTATGATTAAATTCCGATGTTTTAATTCTACAATGGTAATTGTGAGTATAAATAGGTAGATTTGATTTCCAGCTTATAATTGCATTAAAGTAGTAATTAAAATACATTGCAATTATATTATCTGTAATGATAATTTGCCCGTGAGTATAGATTACATTACCTACATATTTCCTAGGACTTGAATCTCTCATATAGAGATTCCCTTCCCCATCATCTAAGATAACATTCGAATATTGATCTGCTCCTTCTATATCCAAATACTGACCTGGTACTGGTTCAGTTTCGTCTACGTAGTTAGATTCGTTTTCTAAGTAATCTTGATCAGTTAGCGGATTGGTTGAGCCGTAGATATTACTTGTATTTTCCATATACAAATTATCCACCTGTTCAAAAGAGGTTCCGTTAGGATCAGTTTCTACGTCTGTAACATAATTGTTAAGTACATAGTTACTACCGGTTCCGGGTAAAAAATCTGGTGATATCGAAATAGAACCTGGTTCTATATGAGTCCCGTACATCTCTTTTGGTAGAGATAAAATAGCAACTCTCTGATTGAGGTATCTAGAACCACTTATATTAAAAGAAGATTGTAAGTAGTTTTCATATGAACTAGTAGTGGGGATTATAGAACCGCTAAATAAGCTATAATAGAGGTGGTGGGTACTTTCAAATACCAATCTTCTATTGTACGAAGAGGAAACAGAGCTACTCACTCCTCCTCCAAAAACTAAATCTTGATCTTGTGGGTAATATACGCCTGAGCCAGATAAACCAACTATATTCTGTATTCCTAGATCATTATACTGACTCCCGCTTACCGTCCATGACTTGCGGGCAGTATAGGTGGTGATAAAGGCATCCTGTTGATTTAGTTTTTTGTAAGCGCTCATTCATTAATAATCAAGTTTGATTCTAATCAAAGCTTCCTTTGTAAAATCTTTTAATAAAGGTCTAGATAGTTTAGCAACTCCAAGTAAGTCATTATCATCGTTGTATAATCCAACGGTTGTAATATAGGCTTGAGGTGAGTTAATCATTACATCATGGGTCAATTCTCCTGAGCCAGTAATATTAGAGGGGTTAGTTGAATAATTAAATTCACTATTTCTCACTCTAACAAATACATAATTAGAGCTTACTGTTTCTTCTGATTGAAGATCAAAAGATGCTCCTGCTTTTATAGCGTTGTATATTTTACCTGGGTTATTCTCCTGGCCTGTTACAGTAGTGTCCGTACCTAGTTCTAATCCGTCTGCTCCGTCTAGAGCTGTACCGTTAAGAATAATTACTCCAACATCTGGTAAAAATTTACCGTAACTTCCATTAGCAGATGAATACCCATTTCCACCGGTACTAGAGTTATAAGCAGATCCTGCTGAACCGCTTATTATTTCGTAGACGCGGCCTGCATCTACATAAGATACTGTTGTAATATCGTTACTGTTATCAGTAAGGTGAAGTGTTTTAGATCCGCTAACTAGCTTAAGTTCAAAAGTACCAGGAAATAATTTTTCTTTATATCTGCTTCGATCTATATTTATAAAGTAAAAATAATTTGAAGTAACAGTTCCGAATACAAAGTTTGTATCTTCATCTCCGAATACTAAATTTCTATACTGACCGTATATGGTTTTAGTTGGCGAAACGTTAGGTACGTTTGCATTGTAAGGAGCTTCCCCTCTTCCTGTTTTATCTCCAAATCCAACTGCCATTTGAGATCTTGCTGTAGAAGCAAACTGTGCTGTATTTACATCTTGATCGTATACAGTGTAAAAATAATTACCTGAGTTACTTGCTACTTGTGCAGAAGAAGTGAAGAATGTGGTTAGTTCAATAGCGTCTGTTGACCATAGAGGGGCTACGATTGACTCAGCGCTAATTGAAACGTCTTCTGTATCTAATCTTTTAAATGACATATCTTATTAGTTATTTACTTTTACAATAGTTAATGGGATTGTTACTCTTGCTCCTGAATCTCTACCGATAACGGTAATAGTAGTTTGTAAAGTAGTTCTACTAGCACCGAATAAGGTATTAACGGTAGTTGCAGTCAGGTTAATAGAGGTTCCTATTACTGTTTTTGAAACGTTTGTTCCTAAAGTAGTGGTTGAGTTAAGGGCTTCTGCTTCAGGAGTATTTATACCAACACCGTTAAAGGTTTGCATTGTTCTTGCATCAGCAATAGTTGCTACATATCCACCAGCTTCAAATGTAGTAGAAGATCCTAGATAATTTAAAGTTTGAGGAGTAATTGCTAGAGATGCACCTTGCTTTAATCTTATTGCAGTATATCCTAAATCCAAAATAGGAAGCTTGGCTGTACCTCTTGGTAGAGTTGTGAGCTTATACTTCATAATCTGAGTTTCGTCAGGAAATGCTTCTAAAAGTGGAAGGTTTTCAATAGCCTGTCCATAATAAGCAGATCCTAGAGGATGAGTTGGATTATATAGAGTATAATCGATTTCATCATCAGAAAGGGCAAACTGTGTAATTTTAAAAGAGCCGTCTCCTCTTGCTAAAAGCTCTCTCCCTTTTTTAGTCAATATTGCATCAACTGTTACAATTGAATTATCTAAATATCCCATAGTTGTTTTATTCTATATTATATAAATATCGTATTTAAATGTTTTATTAAGTTTCAATTTTTTTATACTCTACGTCTAGAAGCGAATAATCTACTCTATCGTACCCATCAGGTCCGATAGAAACTGCTTCAGATGGAACTTCATCAGACATTACCCCTTGGTATAGTCCTTCTCCAAATTGTTCCTGGTCTATGTATTTAAATGTATAAATATTAAGACCGGAAGGAGATGTTCCAATAAAGGTTAGATTAGTTTTTAATCTTCTATCTGATGGTGGAGGAGTATCGTCATCTATTCCTAGTAGAAGAGTTTGCGGACATATCGATTGCGAATATATAGTTCCGTAAATATCAGTAAATAGAGCAATATTAGCAGTTTCTGTATAGATTACATTATTATCAATTGCGCTGGATTTTGTTCTACTATTCGTAAACCTAATTATATCTGTTCTATCTATTTTAATAAACTCTGTGCCTTGGGCGTGAAATACATCTGCAGTTCCTCCCCATCCTCGAGTAACTGTAAGTATTGGAGGGTCTGAAAGCTGGTCAACAGATCTTACTTTTATTTTTTCGTTTTGTAGTATTAGAATGTCCCCCCTATCGATAGATCCTGTGATTCTAGAGCCACTAATATATTCAATAGTAGTATCATTTGCAGTAAGCCCTGTATTGAGGTAAATTCCCATGTTTGTAGTACTGTAGTCGGGTTCATCTCTAGGTCCAGTATGGAATAATTCTTCAAATAATCTACTATCATTTCTCAATAAACAGAACGTATCGTAGGTTGTATTGCCGCTAAAAACTTCTCCTCTAAAAGATCTTCCGGAAATACTGGGTGTAAGTCCTGAGTAGTTATCTGCTGTAGTTTTACTTCCATTATATCGGCCGTTGATCCATCCTGTATCAGAATATAAACTATCTTGCACTTCAGCAAACTCAGCTGTACCTTCGTATATTGCATCGAAATTAGTTGGTAGGGCTGTATCTTGTATACGATCTGCTACTACTATTTTGTAAGATCTTCTGATTTCTTGAGCGTTATTGTAAGTAGCGTTATAGTTTACAAAAAGAAATTCTAAGTCATCTATAAACGGAGTAAAATCTACTATTATATTTTGTTGAAATTCTGGATCTGTTAGGTTGTTTATTGCTTCTGTTGTAAGTTGGAAAGGAGTAACTCTGAAGTAGAAATACGGCGTCTGCCTTTGAGCACCGCTCACTCCAGTCCCAGGAAAATATGCTCTTGTTATAATATTCAAAGCATATTCATATCCATCGAAACTAAATCTGACCTTTTCTAATCCTTCTAGGATACCTACTATATCTCCTCCTTGTACACCGTCTACAGACCTAGCTCTTCGGGTAACGGTTATGCCGGTAATATAATTAGGTACCTCTATAGTTCTGCCGGCTTCTAGACTACGAACATAACCGGGGACTAAAGGAGAGCTATCATCATAGTTTACGTTGATAGTGTAGCTAGTATTAATATTAGCTGACCCTCCTGTTGTATGTAGTGCTAAAAATTGCTGCTCTGTCATTTGTTATTTTTTATTAACACGTAAAAATAGTAGCTCCCCAATTTCCGTTTCCATCCCAGTATCTATAGTAGAACGTACCGTAAGGTGAGTTTGGTTCATTATTGGAATATGTTCCAGCAGGTGCATATGTTGTTCCGTTTTGATCTTGATAGATTAATAATCCTTCAGTTAAGATATCTTCTGGTCCATAACCTGCTCCTCCTCCTGGTTGAATAATGTAGATATCAGTTGTATTAGCTACTCCGCATGCTTGTGGTTGTGCTGCTGTTGGATCATATGGAGGACCAGGTGGTGCAAAGTATCTTAATGGAATTGGCGTATCTGGGCTTACTTCAGGATCGGTAGGGTTTGTAAGATTTATAGTACTGGCTGTGCATACAAATCCTTGATTTTGAGTTCTTGCAGTAAAAGCTACACTTTGAATAGCATCACTACTAAGACCTTGTTGAGTCAAAATATTTCCTAGCGTATTACCGCCGGCTACCGTATTGTAATACCTAAGGTATGTCGTTACTTTATCTGCAGGTACTGTTGGATTTTGAGAGGTAGTAGCGTTTGGATTTATTATAATATCCACAGGGCCAAAAGTTACTAAAGTTCCTGCCGCATTTATAAAATTAATTGCTACTTTATAAATTGTATTAGGAGCTGTGTTTAAGAAAAAAGATTTCACTAAATACTCTACAGTTGTCGCTGCTTGATTGTTGGGTAGGGGAATTGTATTCGTGATAGTTACTGCTCCGCCAGTAGAGATTGACTCTAAGGAACATTCTCTTATTGTAAATGTCCTCTCTACTTTGCAGGTATTGTCCACATTATCTTGGAATTTAATATCAACTAAATCTCCTTCTGTACCCGTAAATTCATAAGCTTCAGCTTCTCCTGGGGTTATAGGGGTATTGTTTACGTAGATAGTATGAAGAGAGTTCGAGTTTTCAATAAACCACTGTGTTAAGTCGTATTGCTGATCTAGGTACACATAAGTGTCAGGAAGGTAGGCTAGATTTACACTAACATCACAAGTTACTTTAACAGCATAAGTTGTGGCTGTACAGGTAGGTCCTGATAGAGATGAGGATGTTGCGGTTACCGCATCGTACCCATATTGATCGACAAAATCAAAGTTATATGCTCCTGGGTCTCGTGGTGTACCTCCATCAACTGTGAATTCAAATGCTGATAGAGGAGCATTTAAGAACAAACTAGATAAATCGTAAGGATTTTCTGTAGGTCTAATAACGTAGAAATTGCTTGTAGACGGACCTAAACTTTGAATCAAACAGGCATTTGCAGGTATTTCTTTTATAAACCTTATATCATATTTTACCTCTTGGTAATCTAGAGTTTTAAAATTATTATCTCTATTTAATTCCCCGTCACTAACTTCAATATTACTTCCGCTTAACTGCCCATCGTATCTAGCCTCTTCGTGAGCTCTAGTATAGACTGTATTGTTATTAGAATCAGTCCAGCTATGGATTAGTGTACCGATAGGTGTCTGCACTCTTTCTATATAACTGGTAATTAGAGATCCGCTTACAGATCCTGTTGCAAAAGATTCGTAAGCTCCTCCAGGTGATCCTGAGATAAATGCTGTATTAATTGAACCGGTGTATTCAGGCTGTGTCCAAGACATAACCGGCGCTTCATATTTGCTTCTTTCTAGTAGGTGAGGTTTAATAATAATTCCTGTATCGGCAACAGTTCTAGCAGGAATAAAATCTCTAACCATTCTGAATATAACGTTGTCAAAGAATTTTATAAATCTTACAAAATCTTTTAGGTCGTAAGAATCTACTCCGGCGAAAATTGTGTCGGCATAGTCTCTTAAGTAAAAATATGAATTAGTAGAAATTTCTCTAGGATCTCCAATATAATCGTCTATATCAAAAGGATTATCTGGAAATAGAACTGCTGATTGAGATAAAATATAAGTATCTACATTATGAGTTGGTGAGAATCCAACTTCAATAGTATGTAGATCTTGAGTAAAGAAATTATCCTGATTTATAATAGAAGTGTATTCTGATATAGTATCTCCTTCTACTATACTTCCGGTATTATTTAATCTTACTTTATCTAATGATCCAGTAAATGCTTGCTGTCCGCCAAAGAATGGTAAATCCTCTGATGACTGTCCTCCGTATAATCTAATTTTTAATACATCAGAAGGAATACCAAAACAGTTTATTAAAGCTCTTAAACCACGCTCGGTACCTTTACTCTTCATTAAAAGCGGTAGGTTGTGGTAAATTCTTTTATAAATCTCTTGCTGGTATGTTTTTTGGGAAACAGCATAATTCGATCCCGTAATAATTGGATCTAAATTTGGCTCGAAATCATCTAACTCGTAACTATCGGCGGTAAAGTATCTATATAAATCTCTAACTGATTGATTACTGGTGTATAATTTTACTCCGAAGTTTTTAAGAAGATCTTCGACTAAATCTTTAGCAACACCTCTATTTAACCTATTATCTGCATCGTATTTTTTAGAAACAGAATCTGTGTATACCCATAAGTTGTCAAAGTGCTGACCTATCATATGAATGAATAGAAGATACGGGTCATTATCTGGATCCTCTTTTAAGTAGCTTGGAATAGAATTTATTAAAATATCCGGGTTGGTAAGATCGTAATTGCTTCCGCTAGCTACCTGTCCGTTAAACCAGCTTATTCCTGCTCCTGTTGTTGATCCTACATTTATGTATGGACGTGAATCATTTCCTTTTGGCCAGGAGGTTGAACCGCTTTCATAGTATAAATGTCTTTCGTAATGATCAAAATTATCTAAAACTCCTTTAATAAGCCCTTCAAAGTATTCTCTACTTCCAGAAACTCCTGCTCCAGTGTAGTTAGTTAAATCGTTGTTAATAGCATCAAGACTTGCTTGATAAGATTCTATCAATTGAAATTTGTACTTAAAGTTTCGTACTCTTTCTTCTGCGGAAGAGAAGTTTACAAAGTTAGAGAAATCAGAATAATCTATACTTAGCTCTGCTCCTTTTTCGTTAAAAAGAGAGTTAAGCTCCCTATTTGAGTTATTAACTGGAAAGCTAAATAATTCATTATAGTTGTAATATCCGGATGGTTCTGTAGATTGCTCCTCTATTTCAATGTTAAAGTTAGCGCTTCTTAGAGTGGGTATAACTGGCGGGTCCGGGGTTATGGTTACATCTACTTCGTAAGCTGGGGAATCACATAACTTCTCTACAATACTAAAACTATCCTTTAATTGAACCGAATTAGGAAGTGGTTGATATAGTTTAAGTATTACAGCTGTTTTCCCATTATATTCTTGAGTATCTATATTGATAGCAGTAATATACCTATTATTTCCTGAGTATAAGCTAAACTCTGTTATATAGGCTTGACTTTCTAACTTATCCTTAAAAGCTTTAGTTTTTGTAAGTATATCCTCATTACTTAGCTTTGTAGAAAGAAGTCTAACTTCTGTTCTATCCGAAGAAATATTTTCTAAATAAAATAAACTACTGTCGTTTATATTAGAATGAACATTACTTAGAAAGTTATAAACTACTCTAACATCGGCTAAGTCATACCCATAAGCTTTTACATCCTCTAAAACATCTACGCTAATAATAGATGCACCTGATCTACCGGCTGATTGACCGTCTTGTAGAACTTTATATCTGTTGTAAAAACCGTCTGATAAGAGTAGGTTATTCTGTAGAGAAAAGAAATTTATCTCAACAAAGTTTTCTGTTGGATTAAAGACGTTTTTAACCTCAAAACTATCAACTAGTGCACTATCGGCAGGATTTAAAGCATCTACCGAGTTGATTGCCGGGTCATTAATTTGAAATATGTTGTAATCAAATTTAGGCATTTTGTTGAGTCAGGTTTTGGATATCTAATGCTTCTTGGTTTGCTTGTAAAAGCTGCTGTCTTAACTGGGCTATCTCGTCTAATAAAGGTTGAATTTCTTCAGTTGTTTTTTCAAAATCTACTAGCTCTGAGCTTTTTCTTAATAGGTATTGATGAGAGTTAGTCTCACCTTCTAATGGAATAGTATAAAATAATTTGTTATAAAGTCTAAATAACTCTTCTACTGTATCTGGGTCCTGTTCAGGAACCGGAGGAGCATAAGCTCTAAACTCTCTGTCAATAACAGTAGAGGCTTGTTCTTTATTGTAAACCTTTTTTTGAATGTCTATACTATTAGCCATTTCTTACAACTTTGAATACGTTTTGATTATCTACTACTATTGTGCTATTATCTATTTCGGTTTTAATTAATATACGGTAATATCTTTCAGGCTGCAACCCTCCCATATAGACATCAAAGAATGATCCGTTTGAATCACAGCTAATTTTTGTAAAATCTGTGTTAAAATCTACAATCATCTCCTCTGTATTCTCATCTCGTAACCCCCAGTAAGATGCTGATGGGAGTACATTATTTGTAAGGTACACTGATGAAGTTGTAAATGCTCTAGTTGGATATTGAGGACGGGCAGAAATTTTAAATCTCTGCTTTCCAGTATCAGCATAAACTCCTTTATTATTTTTAATATCTATATTACATATATCAGTTGATAGTAGAGAGAGAGTGCCTTGATCGTATGTTCTATCATCCCAACCGAATTCTAAGAATGGAGGATAAATAGTATTCGTATCTTTACTAAAGTACTTTAATCTAATAGAGGATGTAGTGTAAAACTCATAATCATCCTGTAACTTTAAAATGAATCCTCTGTTTGTTAACTGATTATTATAAATCTGTTTTATAGCAGCAGTTACGTTAATATCTGCATCTAAATCTGTGTTAAGATTAAAGGATTGTGAAAATTCTGTAGATTCTGAGTTGTTTTCTATATACCAAGTTCCTCCTCCGGTTTTACTTGAAATAAAAGATGCAGTTACTCCTGCTGGCCAGTCAGATGTTTTCCAGGCGTTTGATTCTCCTGCTTGAATATAGGTCCAGCTAACTCCGGTTTTATTTACCGGTGTATCACCAAATTCGCCGATACCATTATCCCACTCTGTAGAGCTGCTTATAGGATAGGCGTATAAGGTAAATTCTACTGGAAGTTCACTAGCTTCAGCTAGATAAAGTTTAATGCTAGAACTGAAATTGGTAGATCCTATTTCGTTGTCTATAACATTATTAATTTCTGTATCAGAAAATTTAGTTAAAATACGGCTAGTCTGTCCTATACCTGCAGAGTTAGGATATCCGCCAATCTCTACAACTTGATCTTTACCGGCGTTTGCTAAGACTTGCTCAGTATAGATGAAAGTATCTTTTTCGGGAAATATTCTATAGATTGCCATATTATAGTGCTGTTGTTCTTCCTTTTATGTCAGTGTTAGGAAATTTAACTTCAAATATCATAGTATCGTAAGAAGGATATACTATATTATTTCTAGTAGCACCTTTTATGTCATACGCATACCGGGAGTAATTACCTCCTTGTTTATTGACTATTTCTACTTTTTGTACTGTTTGTACTCCTGTTACCGTATCTAGAAGACTGTAAATGGTGGAAAGGTTGATTCCTTGGTTAATATTCCACTTTTTAATATTAAAAAAGTCTTTCAAGGTGTTTGTACAAGCTAGAAGTACGTCTCTACTATTGTAATTAGGTCTCACTAAAATATCAAAATTAACTCCAATATTTACTACAAATGCATCTTTTATGTTGACTGCATCTGTTAACATCATGTACTGAGATAGATATGTTTTAAGGTTGTTTTTAAGGTTAGTAGAAGCAGTAATTAAGTTTCCTGCATTATTATATGCTAATACATACATAGATAACGCAAGAGGGTTACTGTCGATAATATTATCTGTAGTAGAATTTACATTATTAAGCTCGTCTTGAGTCATAAATACCTTAGCTACAGTTCCGTATTTTGCAGGAAGAGACATAGCTCTAACTGTATAATCTTGAAGGGTAACCGCTCTACCTTGTTCGGCAAAAGATCTTAAAGCATTCTGTCTTAATTCTTCTACTGAATCTCCGTCTTTTCCTCCGGCTGCTGCTTGAGGATTATTAAATGCTAAGGTTCCTTGGTAGGCTGTATCTATAGCTGTAGAAGTTGCAGATGCATTAGTTAAAGTATTTGCAGGTACGTTAGCTTCTACTCCTCCACCAACTAGGTATCTAATAGTTAAAGTAGTGTTATTTGGAGCTAGACCGTAAGTTTGTGTGAATAGAAAGTTAGATGGATCATAAGCTACATTTAACTTATTTACTCCTTGATCTGTTCCTATACCTACATTAGTAGGGTCTGGGGTGAATTCTGTATCGTTACTGTCGTTTGTACCGGCTCCAAATTGTATTTGAAGTTGACCGGAAGAATTAAATCTAGTTACAAATCTTTTAGGAACTCTTTTTAATTTTATTAAATTAGGTACTAAATTAGAATCTGTATTAGAGTTAGTTTCTTCTACAAAAATTGTATCTTGACCTAAAAACGGTACTTCATACCAAGTTGTATTATCCCCTCCTGAATCGTCTGTAATATCTAAGATGCCTATAATATTGGGATCAGTTAGAGTAATTGTATTAAATTTAGTTGCAGCACCAAATGTTTGAGTAGTTGTTTTTACTTCTCCAGAAAATGCTTGAATTTTCTTTTTTATAAGAAACTCTAGCGGAACACCGGTTGCTGTGTCTATAGAAGAAATTGTAACTTCTGTAGGATCAAATGAACTAGAAAACCCAAAGTCAATCTTATCTTGAATTAAAAATTTAGCATTTCCGGATGCTGTAGATGCAATTACTGCGTTTTCATTGATAGTTAATGCTTGGTCCCAATCTGGTCTATTGCCTGTTCCGACTCCAACATTTTGAGTAACTTCTAATTCCACTTCTGAAACTGTCGTAACTTTTGGGCGATAGCCCATCATGTATGCTAAATTATAGAGATTGCCTGGATCTTTAGCGTACTGTAGGAAGGTTTCTTGAAGCTGAGTATCTTGGTAAAATGAAAGTACATCCCCTACATACGCAGCCATTTCGATAAACATCATACCAGGTGATGTCGGAGAGAAATCGTTATAACTATCCGGAAAGTAGTTTTTTGCAAACTCTATTAATTCTTGCCGGTAGTCGCTAAATTCCCTAGCTACATATTTTATATCTCTATACTCAGCCATTATGATTCAAAGTTTATTACTAAATCGTCTTCTATATTTGTATCTGAAATTGCATAACGGAGAGCTAGAGTAACTGTGTTTCTATCTGGCTCTGCTTGTACATTTAATTCTGTAGGAACTACTCTAGGAAAATATTCTACAAGACCTCTTCTTACTTCTTCTTCAACTCTTGTAATTGTTTCTTGATTTACATTTTCAAATAATAAATTACGTAGGGGTGCTCCAAAAGTAGGATTTAAATAACGCTCTCCTACTCCTGTTAAAAAGTAGTTAATTATATTAGTTTTTATAGCATCTTTTGTTTGATAAGTAGAATTAAAAACCGCTTTACCGGATAAAGGTAAAGATACTCCAATTGCCTTTCGTGGTTGGAGATCTAATGGGTCTATTCTTCTTACATTAAATGCCATCTTATGCTACTCCGTACTTTTCTTTAGTTTTCTGTTCTGCTGCTTTATATACAGCTCCTGCTTTTTTTACAAAATCAAATTGAGAAATATCCAAACCAGGTTGTGGTCCTGCTGTTTCGGTCATTCCCATATTACCTGCCATCATAGAGGCAAAATTTGGTTTTTGAATCATGTCCGATGTTCCCGCGTATACATTCTTATATTCATCAGGAGTCATAGTGGCTTTAGTCTGGTTAAGCATTTCTGAAATTGAATTGCTCATACCGGGATTAACTTGCTGTTGCCGTATCGGTGTAGGTTGAGTAACTACCTTTTCCTGTACTACCTGATTTGGGGTACTAGCGGCTCTTACTGCTTCGTTCATTACTTCTTGTAACTCTTCCTTAACAGCAGTTCTTACTTCTTCTCGTATGATTTTTCTTAATTGATCGAGTTTCATAATAATAAATAGTTGGTTTATGGAAGTTGATTATCTATTCTAAATTTTAATTCATCTAAAAGTACCTGAGTATCTGAACTAAAGGAGGGTTGCCCTCTTAATACTATTACTCCTATGTTATCTTTAGCTACAGCCACTCTTCTAGGAATAGGTCCTTCTACTCCTCTATCTTCTATAATTGCAAGGGTATAATCTTTCCCGTTTGCTCCTCTGTAAGTAAAGCTCTCATTTGGAGTTCCTTCTGAGCCAGTGTTTTCCGGTGGTTGTACAGCTCCTAGAAGTTCCTTTAATGCTTCAGGATCTTCTACCTCTTCAGCACACTTAGTAGCACTAATATCTATTGATTGAAGTATCTGTATAACCGATCCCAAACTATTTTCAACTACATCCGAAAATCCTCTTATAGCTTTTACATCTTCTTGTAAGTTATCTACTAGTATCTCTGCTCGACGTAATCTAGCTGCCCTATCTGCCAACTTTCCAGCTCTTTCTGCAGAAATTAAACCTCCTTGAGCTCCAGGGGGTGTTCCGATAGCGACAGGTTTTGGTTCAACTTTTAGTAGAAAGATGATTATTTGTGCTGCTGCGATTGGCGGTTCAAGAATTTTAGCTGCTAAACCTATTTTATCAGTTCTTTTTTTAATTCTATTTACGTTATTTACTAATATATTACGTGTTTTTATAATTTTCAACAATTCTTCTTGAACTGGGCAAGAATTGGTAAATTTATCTAATAATTTTAGAGCCTCAGTCTTAATTTGAGCTTCGGCAATTCCTTTTATTAATCCTACTTGCGGAGCTAAAGCGTTCGCTAATTTTTTGTAAATTGCCATTACTCTGTAAACACTTTTTTAGATTTAAGTTGAGATGGACCGTTTGGATTAATTCTATCGCTCAAAGCTTGTAGAGTCGGTCTCATAGCGTTTCCTTGCAGTACAAGTACAGGATCGCTGGAAGATCCTAATGCTGTAGCTAGATTTTGTAGTTCATCTATTAATAATTCTAGAAACTGTTCTGTTTGATTACCTAGCAGTACTGGTTGTTTAGTGGATTGAGGTGCTGTTCTTGCTTTAGATCCTAAATATATTTGACTTCCGTCAATACATAAGTAATCTGTAGCATCTAAGTTTATGGTCCCGTTAGTATTTAACCCTATAGATGTCTTACTGGATAGTTGAATATCGTTTTCTTTAGCGTTAAAGAATAATCTTCCACTATTAATAATAACTTGATTTCCTTTAAATTGGTCTGCTTTTACAGGGTTTTCGTTGTAAGCGTCTCTTTTTTCACTAGCTTGAGTAAGAGGAATGGTGTGATCAGAAGCAATATAAATAGAAGAGCTATCTTCATTTACATCCTCGTTTATAGTAGTAAACCCTTCTTCTGTTTGAATTTGACCATTACTTAGGATGATTAATGGCTTATCTTTATTAGAATCATCTATCCAAGGATTTGCTGAACCTTTAGCACCGGTAAATCTTAGTGATTGACCTTGCCTCCCTTCAATTTGAAGATCTCCCATAGCAGATCTAAGAGGATTAATAGTTGGGTTCTGCTCAAAATTACCTCCTTGAGTAGTATCTAAGTCGGGATTACCAAAAACATCTAGATAGACATTAGTATTAGGATGATTCCAGACATTAACTATTCTAGAATAATAGGATGTACTTTGATTTTTCACCGTACCTTTTCTAGAAGTAGGCATGGTTTCTATTTGAACTAGCTCTCCAATAACCGGTACAGCTTTAATTTGCCCGTTTCCTTGATAGGCAAAAGGAAGAGTTCTAGCATCATCTTCTGATACAGCAATATTTAACGGTCTAAAGTAGATACCATTAATGGCTTTTGCTCCTCCTTTAGCTAAATAATCTGGATGATTTTCATCTAAGATAATATCAACCACTCTAGCGTATTGAGAGGAAGGTGCATTAGATTTTCCTCTAGAATTTGCATTAGAGGTACTTGTAACAAAATTATATAAATTAGTATTTACAAACATTACTCAGTTTCCTCATCTTTATCATTCTTCTCGACAAGTTGTTCTTGGGTTTGTTCTTGTTCTTCTAATAAATCTTGTAAATCGGAGAAATCAAACATTTCTTCTCCTGATCCTTTAGCTTGAATAGCTTCAATTCTCTGAATTACAGTAGCTAGTTTAATTAAGTGTTCATCATTCTTAACACCAATCTCCATATACTCTTTAATCATAGGTACAAGAAGGGTAGCGTCTCCTATATTTTCTATAAGAGGTTTTAACTCCCCGATTAAACCCTTAACTTGAGATTTAGTTTCTTTTGAGTTGTTATAGATTTCCTCAAAAAGATCGGAAAGACTTTTACCTTTAAATATTTCTTTCTCTGGATCCATGTTTTTATTATAAATAGATTATGGTTCCTTTATTGTAATAAGCCCTTGTTCGTAATATTTATAGTATAGTGAATAAAAATCATCTTTAAGAGCTGAGATAACTTTGGTGAGATGCGGTGTTTCACAATCGGTCATCTCTCTTATATAGATGTAAAGTGCTTTTTTCTTAAAGATATCTAGGTCGTATCTTGTTTTAAATATGGTTAAAACAGCGTCTGCTATCTGCTGCTCACTTTCTTTAGTGAATAGTGTCTCTAATCTATCGTAGGCTGTTTCTACCCACAGATCTAAAAACTGACTTAACGTAATGCCACCCGGCATTTTAACATCAGAGTTACCTTCATACGACTCTTCCATGTCGCTAAAAGACCCAATCTGCTTAAGCTTTTTATAATTTTTGTTATTATAATTTATAAGCCATCTTTTAACTATAGTTCCGAAATATGAATAAGCTTTAGCGCCGTTAGTAGGATCGAATTTATCTATTTTTTCCTCTAAAAGCATAGAAACTACCTCATGCTTTAGGTCCTCTATATCTTCTACATCTGTATAGTAAAATTTAAAAGTATGAATTATATTCTCGGCAAGCTTGTAAAAGGGGAAATATATAAACTCTGTAAATATCTTTGCTCGATAGTCTGGGTCGCTGGAGTTATTGTATTTTACAATATATTCTTCGGTTTCTGCTGTAAAGTAGTTACTGCTACTCTTCTTTCTTGCCATAATTTTCTGGGAGCATGTACTTATCTAGCTCTTCTTGAACCTTTTTCATTTGCTCAAAGAAGTATCCGATTTCATCATCTGCCTGTAAAATACCTCTTTCATCCATACTTTTGAGATGCTTTTGAGAATCTCGTATTAAATCTGAAATATTCTGAAGGTATTTGGTCTGATCTACGGTTACGTCTTCGTATTTCTCTACTTTAATTAGTAGATTGCGTATTGCAATACCTAATATTATTATAAAGATAGTTAAAATAATGATAGTAACCAACATTTTTAAAGATTTTTTAAGATATTAGTAAGACCTTCTGAGGAATTCACTTTTTTTCCTGTAGATGATTCTGTTTTTTGCACTTTTGGGGTCGATCCTCCGCCATTTCTTTTCCACATATCATACTCTACCTTAGAAGCTAAGAAGTCTGCTGAATGTAATACTGAGATAATCGATGTTTTTTGTCTGGATCCTTCCTGATGACTAAAGAAATAAGCTTTATTTGCATCATCAAACACTCCGTCATGGCAGCGAATGGCTAAATATTCCTTTTGACTAACTTGAATACCGTATTTTTGAAGTAAAAACAAAGAACGGTCGGGAATAAGCATAAAATCAAGTTCAGAATTATTAGTAAACATTTCTGAAAGCTTATCTTGCCGCCACTTATCGGTTTGAGGAAGGTAGTTGGGTGCATTTCCATCTCCTAATTTACCAAGATCATGGAAAAGAGCAGAAAAAACAAGCTCTTCTTCTGTATAATCTATAGTTCCTCCCATCTCGCTATATAATCTACTCTGTTTTATAGCATATTCTACAACTCGATTGACATGATCTACATAACCTCCGGCAAAAGCATTATGATACCACGACTTACCGCTAGCGGGAGACATAATATAAGTCTCTTCCATAGAAGAAATCATATTAGTCACCTTCTCTTTACGATCGGTAAGGTAGGTATCTATAATTTTAACATGCTTGTTATAGTTTTTTTCTATTTGCTCGGCTGTTAGCATAGATTAATCTTGTGTTTCGTTATTTAATAATGTTTGAATATCTCCAAGCATCTCATTAACTCGTTTAAGATAGTTAAATCCGGCTTGTGGTTCATTTCTCTTAAATGAATAATCAACTTGTTTAAGTTCTGCTTCTACTCTTTCAAGTTTTCTTTCAATTACTACTTTATTTCTCATATATATTTTATTTATTATCTTTTTATATATTAAATAAGTTATGAAATATTTTTCTAAAAGGCAACTTATAGGGAAAAAAATTAGGGAATTAGGGCGTTTTAAAGGTTTTAAACGGCGAAGCCGCCGCGCAAACGCGCGAAGTTGTCCCGCGTTATTTTCTAAATGATCTTCTTAAAATCTTTAAATACCGGCCTACCATCTTTACAAGCTCCCCGGTTGGATTGTGGGCTATATAAATCAGCCTTGAGGTATAATCCTGTTCTGTTCTATGTTTGCGTGTTATCATTCTAAATTAAACCGACATTTTGTACGGCTCTCCTATTCGTTCTATGACAGAGACTGCCTGCTTGACAGTAATATTAAAGAACTCTTTCTTTTTATTGATTCTAAATCCGTTCTTTTCAAGATAAATATGTATCTCTTTTTCTAAATCGTGTGCGTTAAAGCAAGGATATTGATAAACTACATCAAAATCTTGAGCTACACCGGTGGCGGCATTAATCTGCTTTACTCTCTCGGAAGGTTTATTCTTTGTAAACCCTATCTTTACCAGGCCAGGCATAAGCTCGTTTTCTAATATGTAGATATATTGGCAATTGGTAATACCTCTCTCTACCTTAAACTCTCTGGTGCGGTTAGTGTAGTAGGTAACATCTTCCCAACCTTCAGAGGCAGGGTATTTTTTACTCTTAGACGGTGTTAGGGTATAGTAATAGGCTGGGGTATCTAGATTATCTTCTTTACAGGAGAGAAAGCCTTCGGCCTGTTCTGGAGTAATATGTTCGACTTTGGTTACTTCTTTAGTCATCTTATAACCTTTTTTTATTTTAAACTTTATTCTTCGATTTCTTCTCCGGTACTGTTAATAAAACTCGCTATAACAGAAGGCCAAAATAAGATACAGGCTAAAATACCGGTAAATCCTATATCCGGCAAATAATTTGCCCATCTTATTGCATTAAGTAAAAGAGATATTAATAATCCTATTAAAGCGTAAATTACTAAGTATTCTAACATAATTCTATCTATAACCGTTTTATATATTAAATATAAGAAATTAAAGTAAGGCCTCCAACTTTTTCCCGTATAAAAGGTCGGTATATTTTACTATAACGGCACATTTTTCATATTCTTCTAAACTTTCAAAATAATATAGTATTTCATTTAATGCCTTTAAACATCTTTGTACATTAAAATCATCTCCTATAGTATATTCATCATTAAGATCATCTACATTTATTCTGGTAAGATAATTAAATATTTTACTATAATACTTTCTTTTTATATCATTTCTTACTCTCCCGTACTCTTCTTTATGCTTTAGGGTGTAAATTTTATCTATATAATAAAAGTTCTCTACTCCGGTCACTACCATCCCTATAAGCACATAAGGATTTTTGAGAACATCCTCTACATTATGCTCTCTATAGATCTCCTCATCTCCTTGCTCGAAGATACTGAATAAAGTATGTGGGTCTAATTTCTGCACCTTATAGTTGGTTTGCCTATAAATAGTTCATAACTTAAAGATAAAGAAAGCACCATAAAGCTACCAGTACTATAAGTACGACCATATATAAACCTAATAGTATAGGACCCATAAATACTATAAGATCTTTGACATACTAATAATAACCCCTATATAGAGAAAAATTTGCCAAAAAATTTCCCTAAGGTCTCTATCTCTATAGACAAAAAGGTAGAGAGGAAACCCGTAGGTAGGGTTTAGAGTGTTAGGATAGCCTTATATAATATATACATATATACCCCTATATAACGAAAATCTATCAGATTTATGCAAATAGGTATGGCCGTCCCACCGGCTCTCACGACGCCTTAGGGAACAATACCGGCAAGGTTATATCAGACTGCCATCACCATGACAGCAGCCTTAGATCAGCCTAACCTAATAAGTCTTTTATGACTCGACAAATTCGATCATGTCTTCAAATTTAATTTTCTTTGTCACTCTCTTATTAAAGAAGTAGGTATAGACAGTCATTTGAGTCCGGCCTAGCTTTTCTATATTACCCATATAGTCGGTAAATAATAGCTCACCTGTCTTTCTTCTAAACTCTCTTATTACCACTTCACCATCATCGGTAAGTTTAAAAGTATCTCTTTCATTAACTTGATTAGGAAGAGTAAAAGATTTTCCAGATAATAGATCGTTTTTTGTAAAAGTGTTTG